GTAGAAGCTACAGTACCCGTTTGGATGATTTCGGTCATTGAATTACCGTAGTAATCATAGCCTGTAACGGTTACTTGGGAATTCGTTGGGCTACCTGATGCAGTTGTTACAGCTACCGCACGAGGAATATCCAATTGAGTAACAGTTGTACCATCTGTACGTAAAACTTGAGTTGTACCACCTGTGCCTGAAGCAAGTTGTGTACCGCTATAGGTTGTTGCACCTGTAGGGGTTTTCGCGGCTAGAACTGCTGCGGTTGTCGCAACTTGTGGTGTTACATCATATAAATAAACACGCCCTAAAGGTCCAAAACCCAAAGACATTGGTGATGGGTTACCTAAATTGCTAGTAGCATTTGTTCCTACATAGCTAGGTGCTGACCCTAAAAATAAATCGTCGCTAAATTGTGGCATTGTCGTTCTCCATGAAAAGTTGACAAATTAAAAATTGGGGGCTATTACACCCCCATCTATTACGCTCCTGGTGTACCGTATAAGCAACGAGGGTCAGTAAATCCAACTTGATAACGCTCAGTAGCTTTATAACGCATGGAGTCGGTTTCAAAATCGCCCTCCATGGTTTTTTCTAAAGCACGACGCATTAAGAGTTTTAGACCTTCAGGTGCATCAGTTTGTACCCACCAGTTTGTTTGTGAAGTTAGACGGCTAATTACAGATGCGCCTTCAGGTAACAATCCAATTGATTTAATTGGGTTGATATCGTTGTTAGCTGTACCTGTTCTTAGAACAGACTTCAACAAAACTTCAGCTTGGAATACGTTACCTGGGGCAACAACAAGCTTGAGCGGTTGCAAACGAATACGCTTACCATTGTTGTCAACTGCTTGACGGATTTGAATTAACATCTGTTCAAGAGATGTTTGTGACAAAGCCGCGGCTGTTGATAACTGATTGCTAAATGAACCCGCTGCGATTGGGTGTGCTGTGTTAATCAAAGATACACCGTCACCACCAACATATGCAGAGTTAAATGCACGGTTCAATACGTTTGCGCAAAGCAATTCTTTAGTTTCTACTAAAGATTGTGCTAAGTGCTTAGCATATACCTGACCTAAACGGATATGGTCACCGTCTTCAACTAGAACTCTAGTTAAAGCAAATGCCAAACCGAATACTTGGTATACGTAACGTTGTAAGAACAATACACCACCTTGTTGATATGTTACAGGTGCGCCATCAGGTAATTGTGGCGCAGCACCGAAACCATATAACACAGGCTCTTCGTGGTAGTTACGTGGAATACCTGCTTGTTCACGGAATACTGTTGACCATTCGTCTGCACGTTGGTCATAAATTCCGTCAAAGGATTCGTTCAATATAGGTTCTACGATTGAACGGAAGTCCGTACTTCTCATTGGGGCTGCCATAATTTATTCTCCTATATTAAACTTGAGCTACGTATTGACCGTAGAAGTTGGTGTTAGTCAACTGTACACGTACTACTGTGTAAGCATCGCCCCACGCATTATCTACGCCCTGACCTAAATCTACTACACGCATTTGAGCTTGTTGACCGTTTGTAACGGCTGTTGAAGCACCTAATGTTGCTTGTGATAGACCTGTTGTTGAATTACCCGCAGTAATGTTTGTGAAATAATACTCTCCACCAATACTTGTTTGAGCCATAGAACCGTCAGCTTGAATTTCATAAACGATGTTGAGGTCGTTATAGAAATAAGCATTAGTAATAGAGCCTGATTGAACAGTAGTACCTGATGGCCAGTAATTAGAAACACGACGGCGACCTGTTGTGTCAGTAAATTCTACACCTTGGAATGAGCCTGTTACAGCGTATTGTTGAGATGAAGAATTACCTGTTGTGGTTTGAGCGGCGATGATTGTACCGTTAGCTGAACCTGTTGAGCCGACGTTCGCAGCGCTTACGTAGGCGATTGGTTGCTGTTTGTAAATATTCGCAGCATAACCCGATGTTATACCGTTTTGTAGGCATTGCGCTCTTTCCAAACCTGTTGGGAAGAACGCAGGACGCAAACCAAACGGAGCGGATACTGATGACATATATTACTCCTTATAAAATGGTTAAATAAATTTTGTTTTTTTGACGCTTTCTACAAAGCCATAAAGCAAAATTACAATAACGCAATTTTTAAAGAGTACTACCTAATTGTATTACTTAACAAATGTCGGTACTTGTCTTGACATATCAAAATTCATACCGTCACCTTCAACCTTACCTAATGCCCTACCATTAGAATCCCTTGCGTTTAACAATTGGTCTTGTTGTACTTTAATCTTTTCCTGCTCATCCATCGGAGCAAAATGGTGTACTTCTGCCATATACTCTTGATAGATTTCATTAGGAAGTTTGTACAGAACCATCTCATTACACGCAATAAAGCCTTCCATCTCGCCTGCTTTTACACGGAAATTTTCAAAGCCAGGGACTTCATCGGCTTTAACAGGCGTGTAACCTATACGCATACGTTTATGGATTGGGTCATATTGGTGAGTGGTTGAAAGCCAACAAGTGTGAAACCCAGGGATTTCAGGCGCTGTTGGTAAAGCTTCTTGTGCAAACTCGTCACGAAACATGCGACGACGTTCTTGTGATGCAAATTGTTTTTCGGGCGCTTGGCGTGAAGCGTCTACTGCAGATTTGTTATCTCTGCCTTCGCCTGCGGATTTTTTGAATCTAGTTTCCATTTTTATCCCCTAACCTTGTTCTGTTTGTCATAGTTGCGATAAATATTTATCATCTTCATACGCTCTTGCATATTGTCCCACTTGCCCGCTTCTTTAATGGCTGTAACCCTGTCAGGGGATAATACATACTCATTAGTTCTTGCGTTACTCATGGACTCTCTGCCCGAACTTGTAACAAACGACTTCGGTCTTGCTTTCCGATTAGGTTCATTATAACCACGGTTTGTAACATTTGGAATATATTTTTGTACTCTTTCTGATAATTCATCCCAATAATCTTCTGAACGTGGGTCATAGCCTTCTTCAACCAATGCATTGTCAATAGAAATAGCAATTTTTGACTCCATATTCTTACCATTTGGGTCATACCATGGATTTTCTTCCATCCACTCAGTTGCTAAACGTGCAATCATTGGGTCAGGACGACTATCATTGGGTTTATTGGCTTGTTGAGTTGCTTGGCGCTTAATACTATCCAACGCTTCTTGCTTGCGCTTAGCGTCGTAGAGCATTTCTTGTGCTTGAATTGCGGCTTCTCCATTGCTTTGGCTTACAGCTTCTTGCAATTTCATTTTTGCGTATTCAACTTGTACGCCTGCGTCTTCAATTGCTTTATCAACACGTGCTAATTCTGCACCACTTGTTTTTTTCTCAAGCAAAGCTAGGCGTTCTGCCATTGCTTCGTTTTGTTTACGTAAAGTGTTAATTAAAGATGATGATTCACGTGTTTTTTCACGATGAATTTGCTTTTTTAAACGTCTTTCTTCCCGACGGGCTTCTCGTATTTGCTGACGTTCATCATCAACCTTATCAGGGGCGTTTTCAAAATCATCATCCGTACGAAATTCGGACTTTGGTTCTTCAATTTGCGGATTTTCCTCGCCATCAGGCAATATAACAACCGCACTACCGTCTTTTTCTTCTTCAATTTGTAATTCCATCTTATCTGTTGGTGTCATTTAATTTCCTCTCAAAATTTACACAAACGCTTTAATTGCACGAGGGTCACCCGTAACCTTGCCGATAATTTCATGGTCGTTAAAAAATGTAAATAAAGCTTTTCCTTGAGCGCCTTTGCCGTCAGTAAACTCTACTTCCCATCTATCACCACCCCATTTAGGTACACGGACATAATCACCTACTTGACACCACACACCCTCAGCCCATGGAGCTAATGTGTCACGGTTTTTATAGGCGATTGGACCCATGGCTAATACTTTACCTATCATGGTGTTCCATTTTTCGGTTTCTTTAACTTCCTCAGGAATGTAAATACCTGATTCTGTTACCTTTTCTTTAACTGCTCTTAATTGAATAAGAACTCTTGCACCATACGGTGTCATCAAAGGGTCAACAATTGGAAATGCTTCTTCCAAAGACTGCTCTAAATCATAATTCGTCATTCTTGCTATCCTTTTCTTCTAAAAGATTATTTAAAATTTCCAAGGCATCTGCATACCCCATATGGATTCCTACAAATCGTTGGTAACTTTCAAAGTTTGCAAACCTTCCATTCACCATTGATTCTTTTATTTCAGCCTGCTTTTTATTCAAAGCGCTTATCAAACCATTAATAATGTCTTCCATTAGTAGTTTTTTGCACCCTTTTTGGCTTTTGTACCTACTGCTATGGCAATGACTAAGCCTTTTTTAGGGGCTGACATCTTACCACCTTTCTTCATCGTGGCTACTGCATGTGGCTCAGGCTTTGTAAGCTTGGGCTTGCTACCTTTTGCGGGCAAATTTGCAATACCTTTTTCAGGATATGCGCCAATTAGCTCTGCGTCTTCCTGATGTGATTCAGGTCTTCTTTTTCCTTTTGGCATAATCTTGTATGGCATCGTATCAAGCTTTTCAACTTGACCGCCTTTAGCGAATTTAGCAACCTTTCCACCCTTTTTAAGGTGGTTGGCTTCTTGTTCACCGCCCATAGCGATGCGTTTATGCATATTAATTAACTCAGACATTTCCTACTCCTTGTGGTTGTGGTGGTTGTGCTTGTTGCTGAATGCTCTGTTGTTGCGCTTGTTGCTCTTGCTTTTGCATATCTTGCAAATGTTGCAAGTTTTGCTGTTGAACTTGCGCTTGTTGTTGCTCTTGTTGTTGCTGTGCTTCAAACTGTTTCTCTAAAGTCATAACATTTGCGTTATGCGTTAACTTGGCATCTTCAATCTGTTGAGCAGAAATAATACTTTGCTGTTTAGCTATCGCATCATCTTGTTGTTTCTTGCCCTTTAATTGCAATTCTGCTTGGTCATACGCAGCTTTACGCTTGGTTTCTGCCATAGCCGTATCTGTCAACGCCTTGACCTGTGCCATTACATTCGGGTCAGTTGGTTGCTGACTTGCCAACTGCTGAATCATCTGTTGCATTTTCTGCAAAGCAGGCATGACATACTGAGAAATCTGTTGTTCGGCGTCTTGGTGAACGTGTAATGCGCTTGTTGCAATCAATTCTTGTGCTTCACGCAGTACAGGATTTACCTCTAACACATTCATAGGTTGTCCTGACGCTAAAGAAGCATATGTATCCACTTGATTGAGATACCATAAGGTTAAATGTTGCACCGCATGGTCAAGCATCGCAGGAATAAACTTTCTTGCCATAATAGGATTAGAGCCATATAACGGGTCAAGAGCGTATGCAATATGCGTTTTAAGGTGCGCAATATGGTCTTGGTGTGGGAATGCCCCAACTGACTTACCAAGCGACATCATAACGTTTTCTAACGCAGGATTGATATCCTTTACTTCTTGTGGGTCAGGCAATACTTCATTCACATCAGGAATCTTAATTTGTTTCATAATTCGCTTTTCTACAGCTAAGCGGTTATATAAATCAGGATTCTTTGACGCTCTATCTGCTAATGCTTGCACTTGGGCATATCGCTGTGATTCCGCAAAGATGTGTGGGTCAGATACAGGAATTACATCTGAATTTGTTTTAAAGTCATCACGGTGTATTTCTAAATCCGCAACAATCTCGCCTTTACGCTGTTCATCTAAATACCAACGATTCAAACGTGCCAATATTTTAAGTACACGCTTTTGTGAATCATGTAAACGAGCATGAATCGAACTAAATACGGCTGAGCCTTGCTCAATCAACGCTTGTGTTGTACCTACAGGGGCTTGTGAATTTACATCCGCAATCTTCTCTTCCGCTGTTGTTACGACGCCTTTCGCAGCACTATCTAACCATCCCAACAAAGCAAACAAGACTTGATTTGGTGGGTTAAATGGGACAGGCATTGCTATCTTGCGGACGTCATCAACCCCAGGTGCGCCTTCTATTTCTGTTACTTGGGTAACGTCTATAGTTTGGGACTGTCCTGAGATTTTTCCTCCTTTAAGTTTAAGCATGGTCGGTGCGTTATTGATGTGCGCAGAATCCAATAAAGCACGCAATGCGCCTGTAAGAGCAGCAGAAAGACCGCCAATGAGATGAGGAAGCCCAATGGCGTAAGCACCTCGCCAAGGAATGAATTTAAACTCAACCAACCAATCAAGCTTTGTGAATGTATCATCGCCATCTTCCCAATTTCTATATAAACCAATTACTTGGCTTTCTGCTTCGTCAATCATCATAATATATGGCGCACGTTCACCCTCAGAGAATTTATCACCCTCTAACTCAAGCCATGTGTAAATGTGCAACACCCGACGAATGCCATCAACGTTACTTGATTCGTTCGTCTTACCTTCAATCCTATTTGTTGCTTTTTGTGCTTTAGACTCATCAGGCTCTTCCGATACTCGATACACGTCTAAATCTTTATATAATCCTTGTGCAACTCGTAAGTCATATTCTTCTTGTGTGATGTCTTGTACTTCTGTCACACGCATTGCTGTATAGAAATTAACCGCTGCGAATGGCAAATAGATATTATCAATCGGTACAAACTCACAGCATGGGCGACGTTTTCTATCGTCATACCATAGTTTTAAATACTGTGAACCACCCAAAGGTAATTGGGTAAGCATCTGTTCTTGCTCGTCACGGAATTCTTCAATCTGTTCCGTCAACTGCCAATTCATGTAATCACGCTTACGGTCAGCCTTAGCCGACTTTTCTTCGCTTATTTCTCCAATGATTTTGCTTCTAACAGGTCCATCAGGTGGAAATAATTCCTTGATAGCACGGGCTGCGAAGTCGACACAAGACTCTGCCATGACAGGGTGAACAACTTTTGAAGCTCCCATAAACTGAGCGCCCCCAGGGGCATCATCTCCAAGTCCTGTACGTCTAATTCCCTCTTCATACTTCTTGTCACGTTCTTCTCTAGCATCCTTATCTTTTTCAATTAAATCGCAATACTTTAAAGCTACACCATCTAAATCATATGGGTCGAGTGTTTCCGCAAGGTTCTCATAAAAGTCAGGATTTTCATCAGGGGATGTGTAATCTTCCAAACGGACAATTGCTGAGCCATCAGGTAATTCTTCTACGTCGCTTGCGTCATCCAACAATTCGTAAACTGACTCGTCTTTCTCTTCTTCTAATGGTGGTTGGTAGCGACCATAGTCTTGGGGTATTGGCATCTCAGGCATTTCGCTTCCTCATTAATTCATACCGCATTTCGTCAAGGGAAACAACTTTCCCGCCTTTTTTCTTAAACAATTCTAATTGTGTACTTGGTATACGGCTTCCACCTACATCGGTAGGTCTTAATCCAACCGTAGGCTTTGCTTGTCTTGCTTGATACTCTGCATTAACTTGCTCAGGCGTGACAGGTTTAACCTCTGTCAAGCTTTCATATGGACGGTACGCCCTTAGTTCTGACGTGCGCTTATCCATACCGCTAAGTTCATTCTCAATCTTTTTCTTAGCAAGGATTTCTTTCATCTTGGCTAACTCAGTTGCCATGACAGAACCACCATCAGCCATCTTGACCGCTCCACCTTTCTTAAATGCAGGTTGCCCACGCTCAAGAAAATCTTTCTTCATTTCGGGCGTAATATCAATAGAATGAACTTGTTCTACCCTGCCAAATTTGTCTGTTACATTTTCTAGTTTAGGTGTAACACCATACTTTTTAAGGTAGTTCTTTAAGAACAAAGACTGAATGTCATCATAGAATCCTTTATGTCCTTTTCCTTTTTTGGTTGTGACAGATAAGTTTTCACCTTCAATGACTTGCGGTGTGTATTTCACAGATTGTTTTTTAGCTTGAACATAAGCATTTCTTCGTGCTTCAAATTCATTTGCTCCTGTTCCTCTATAAACAACTCCATCAGGCGCTTCATAGCCATATTCAATGTAATCACCGTATTGAGTTTTAATATGTTTTTCTGAACCTTCTACATATTTTAAAGCATAAGGGCTTACAACTAAATGTTCTACGCCTTGATTTTCACGCATTTGTTTAGCAATATGGTCACCAACATATTCTTCTAAATCTCTGTCTTTAATTGCTCTTCTAATAAGATTAAATTCTTGTTCTCCTGGCTTTCTAACGTGAACAATATATTCATCATTGGATGGGTCATATCTATATTTAATGGCATCAAGATTTTCATGCAACAACTCATTCCATCGATTTGCTTGCGTTTCACCTGTTGTCCATACAAGTTTTGGTTTATCTCGTAACGCGGCTTCGTATAATGCTTTCTTCATCAAGAATTCATTCCACGTTGACTTGTATGGCGCATCAGGTTTACCCTCTTGCAAAATTTCATTTGCTGTACGCCAATTTCTTGTTGTTTGTGTTTTATTAGCTTGCAACCTGCGTGCTTCTAATAAAGCAGGCTGATTGTCATCACCTGTAGTTTGCGCTCTTTCAAATGCTTCTTTGTATTCAGGCGTTTCCAAGAATCGATTAAACTCATCATCTGCGTCATCCGCTATCTTACTTAAAGCTTCTACCTGTGCTTTACGCTCAGGCATCTTATAACCAAAGTCTTCAGGTACAAGTTTTTTAGCTTTTTCTAATGCCTGTTCTTTTGACAATGCACTATCTTGAGCCATTAATTCTTTTTTGATTTCTTCAATTTTTGCTACTCTTAATCTGCGCCCTGCTTGATGCCAATCGGATTGTTGCTCTTCTACTTTTAAAGCAGGTGTGCCATCTTCAAGGGTTGCATCAACCAAACGCTGATGGCTCATTAAGTTTTGATGATGGTTGGCATCATCATTGAAATGATTTGACCTAAAACTCTCACGTTCTTTAGGCGTGTAATGATATAAATGCTCTTCATAGTTTGCATCTAAACCATTATTGACCCCGTTGTAACTAGGTGAATCATACATCGGCTTATTAAGTTCAACCGTTTCATTTTCATAAATTGGCTCAATATCCCCTTGGTCAAGGGCGTGTTCCATTGCTCCATTTTGAGCTTCATTAATATTTCTAAAATCGTCTATATATCCTTGAGGACCATGTAGGCGTACCTCACCGTATTGGTCGCCATGAATAGTGTAATTATGAGTATCGTGTCCTATTACATAGGGGTCATATTCATTTGCTGATGATTCTGCGTATTCATCCAAAACTTTTTCAAAATCTTTTTGTAGTTCAGGGCTTGCTTCAAATTCTTCTTCAGTAATGTTATGGTCACGCAAAAAATCTTCTTTAAGAACTTCATGATAGTCTGTGTCATCATAACGTCTATAATCATGCTCTTCTTGCCATGCTTCATCATCACGTTCAGCTCTTCGCCAATTATTAAAAAACTCTTGCACAGGCGTATCATAATCAGGGTCAACGTCCGCTAACTCATGTTCAAGATATTTATCACCTAACTTGGTTTCACTAACAGGAATAGGATTCTCTTCAAGGTACTTGAGCATTTCCTCTTTAGTGACCTTCTTCTTGCCTTTAAGGAACTCATCAAAGTTACGGAACTTTAACTCGTCAGGCTTAACCCCTTTTGTTCCTTTTAACATATTGAGCATTTGCTCTCCACCGCCTTTATCTTGTTTAAGATTCAAGACTGCTTCTTCAAGCGGTGAATACAAGCCCTGCTTATGGGGCGCTTTGATTGGCTCAGCAACGGGTGGCTTTGGCGGTTTAACTGACTCTAATGCGCCCTTACCCACATCTTCTATACTCATACCTACGGGTAAACCCTTAGTAGCCTTAATTGCTCTAACCGCTGTAAATGGGTCGACAATTGCACCGACTACACCCGCTCCAAGTTGAGCAGGCACACTAGACTTAAAACTTCCTTGACCTTTATATAAATCAGGCATCTTGTTGTAGATGTCCTCAGTTGTGGGCAAGCTAGGCTCAGGGTTGACCTGCACATCCGAACCGACCTTTGGGGCAAGGTAATTGATGCCTGCACGTCCTAAGCCTTCAATATCGCCTGCAATACCGCCCATTGTTGCTAATGTTCCTTTGCCTGCGTCTGCAAGCATACCGCCAAGCCCTTGCATCGCACCGCCAAACGTACCCAATGGGTCGACCTTGACGGGTTGACCTGCACGGTTTCTTGCTACGGGTTGTCCTTGCGGTGTTGGTGGATTTGGTGGCGGATTAGGCGCTTGAGCGGATGGCGGATTCTGCAATGGCATCATCGTAACCGATGCTTTGGGCGCTTGATTCTGCGTTAAGGCATACTGCATGGCATCTTGACTAGGGACAGACTGACCATTCGACATTGGGTCGGAATTGGCTATGACATTTCCTTGTTGGTCGTATTGTGGCATAGGTGTACCCTGCGGTTGTTTTACAGATTATAGACGGATTTTATCAAACTGCATAGGGATTTACCCTTTCTTTGCGTGAACCGTCTGCATAATCCTCTGAATCATCTCGAACGTAATCTACCGTTAAGAACCCTGTATCTCGTAGCACCCTCAATGCTTGCGTCATGCTGTCCACATAATCGTCATGCCTGACCTCAGGGAAAGCGCATATCTGATTGAGGAATGGCTCGACCCAATCCCTGACTTGGTTCTTGTAGTTCATGCTTTCAGGTAGGTAAACCAATCCTTTAGCAATAATAGGCGATACGATGTTAAGGCGCATCATCTTATCTGCCTTGAGCGGATTGTACGCCCTGACGTTTAATCCTGCCCTTTGCAAGTCTTGTATCAAGCTGATACCTGCGCTCTTGTCTTCAATGAGCAACAGGTCAGGCTTCTTACCATTTCCCCACTCGTCGGTATCACCGTAGACGGTTGTAGCTTCGTCAATAACTCTTGGGCGCAAATCAGGGTATTGTAGATGCTCTGACCAACAATCTATCAGCATGACAGACATTGGACGGTCAGTAGGCTTGAACACTCCCCAAACGGTGCAAGCTGTCGGGTCATTGTGCGTCTTGTCGGATGTGGCAACGTCAAAGGATTGGACGACGTATTCAAACTTAGGCAATGGCATCTCTGCATCCCACAGCCTGAACATATTCCTTTTGATGATGCCTGACTCTTCAGGGTCGATAATCTCAGCGTTAATCTCCTGCCGTCCAAGACTTGTCCCCTCGTACTGCATAATCTGCTTTCTGAACGTCGGGGCTAGGTTACTCAGGTTGTCATATGTAGTCGCCTTGGTAACGATAACGTCATCACCATCTCTGTTAACCAAATCGATTATCAATGGCTTTGGCTTGGGCGTTGTCGTACATATCAATATAGGGCGCTCACCAAGACGCATCCCGAACTGAATCATATCCCACGCTTCGTCTAAGTAATCCCACGATGCTAACTCGTCTAGCCATCCACCATGGAACTGTGGACCTCTGAAACGTGCAGGCTCTGATGCAGGTATCCCCTTAATGATGCTACCATTTATTAATGTTATCTCATTGTCTCCAAGGTTATGTTTAGCTACTATCGAGCGTGGCATGACGTTGATTAGCCCTGACTCACCCATAAAGCAAGTATCCTTTACGTCCGCAAAGGTGGGCGCTGATACAAGCCATCGTGTGTTAGGTTGCTCCCAAGCCATTTGCCATAGCTGTTCGCTTGCTGTTCGTGTCTTACCGCTTCCACGACCTGCTAATAGTAACCATATCGTCCACCAATCATCAGATGGCATCTTTTGGTAATCGTGGCGTGTAAGCTCCCAATTCAGCTTATTGATAGCTACTTCTGCAGTAACAAGGTCAGCGCTCTCTGCAAGCAACTGAGCATCGTCAAGCAGACTCTGTAGACTGTCTGACTTTTTCAACTGTATGGCTCAAGCGTTCTAATGCGCTGTTAATGATTTCTAACTTGATTGTTCCGCCATCTTCACCTGTGACTTCATGCTGTTGTATCGGTCTTCCATCTAGGCGGTCAAACAATATATTGATTGCATTTAGGTTACCCTGCTCAGCTTGGTCAAATAGCACGTTAGCGACCTTCAGTAATCTTTCAGGCTGTTGGGTATTGATTCGTCTTAATAACGCAGAGAAAGCCCCTCTAACTTGATTTGCGGACACTTCCTTGTCATCTAACGCCTTGTAAATGCGTTTTTTATGCAGTTTCGTTTCAGCCATTTTTAAGTCCTTGATTTCAATCAGTTTTTACAATTGATTATTACATAGGCTGATTATAATATGAAACAGGGGCTTTGTGTAGCCCCTTTGCTTAAAATCTATAAACAGCTAAGTACCCTTCTACTGTTCTACTTATTTCGTATTTCACAAGTGCATCATAACAATTTTCATCAGAGCCTACTACTGTTACATTGCTATTATCGACAAACACTTTTTCTTCACCAATTTTAATGCCAACACTACGAGAATGTTTTTCCCAATGAGGGGCAAACTTATTAGCACCAACCCAAAACACTTCGCCTTGCAAGCCATTCAAAGACACTTTCTTACCACGCTTAAAACCATGTATAACAACTATTTTGCCTTTATCAGCAAGTTTAGCAAATTGAAATTCTTGTTCAATCCTGTATGATTCTTTAGCTTTTTGTTTTGCTAATTCAGCTAATGCACGAATTTCAGGAGTTGCGTCTATTACACAACCGTAAGAACCTGCGTGGCGAGTAGAGCCATATTCAATAGTTTTAACACATTGATTTTCAATATTCCAAACAACGGCAAAGAAATCGCTATCGTTATAACCATTGTTCTCATACTCAGCTAATACACAACCCTTGTAAGACTCTACACCTTCATGAAATATACTCATTTAAATCTCCTCTAAAAAACTGCACCATTGCAGTAAATACTATTTGAACATAAATTTTCCACTTGTGCAACAAATATTTTAGGGGCTTTCACCCCTTTTTTGTTTAGTTTACTATTTGATATGGCTTGTCCCATCTTCCTACATTGCAATGAAAGTAATATGCTGTATCAAAGTAGTCTGTCATTGCGTCACTTCTGTCGTAGTAGTCTGCGCTCATGAGGGCTTGTTTGATTTTCTTCAATATCTCCAATTCTTCCCCCGAAAAATTGTCATCTAACCAATAAAGGTTTACTTGCATATATTGACGCTCTTGTAAGCGGTCAAACAATTCTTGCTTGTTGTATGCGCTTATGAAGTCATACTTACTGCTAATTAAACGGCAAGTAATCGAATGTACATCAGTAGACAATGAGTATTTGATACCTAGTGGTTTTAATACTTTATCTAAGTTTGCCTTGATTACTGCTTTCTTTTCTTGATTCATGTAAGCCATTTTAATTCTCCTATTAAAAACTGCGTCATTGCAGTAAGTTTTATTTTAATCCAACATTATCCATTTGTGCAACATTTATTTTTAGGGGGTTTCCCCCCTGTCTTACTTTCTTACTTTACGCTTGACTTGGCGTGTTGGAAACTGATTGAACGCTTTGCCATATTTGCTGTAGTTAGTAATGATTTGTGTATTCCACACTTGCTTTTCGCCTTCAGGCTTAATTACGATTAAATAGCTGTCATACCATACATTATCGCTACCTAATTCAGCGCTTACTACTTCGCCAACTTTTGCATTTAATTTGTGTACGAAAGCTTCAAAGTCAGCACCTGCATCTTTAGCTGTTTGCTCTAAATAACGTGCAATGCCTTCTTCATCTTTAACAACAATCTCAGGCTCATTTATTCTTCTACTAACTGTCGTCCACTTAGTAATCGTGCTAATAAAATTAGATGTTGCTTGGTGACGCATATACTGTTCACGGTTGTAATAACCTGTACGCAATCTTGGGCAAACAATTTGCACATCCCAATTTGCTTCTTCAAGTTTCTTTAACATACGCTCTACCTGTGCTGTTGCGAAAGCTACTGCTGAATCAACTGATTGTTGTTTAAGTGG